TCAATGTAATTGGAGTTTCCCGAGGGGAACTGAAGGTTGATGCCAGTTTGGATATACTGCGTCGTGTAACCATAGTTGTAACGAGAATCTGAATAAAGACCCGATGTGACGTCCTCGTAGTTCTTGTTCCTAAAAAACCACGCCAGAGTTTGCACAGGAAAGGAGGCGGTGAGCTGGAGCTGGGGGTTGCCTGCCGAGAATGTGAGGGTTGACTCCTTTTTGACGCGGTTCACGATGTAGCGCAAGGGTGTATTCTGATAATACAGTTTCTCTGCATTGTCCAGCAAAATTTCCTCCATCACAAGTTTGGGCAAGACGAGGTCGGTCGTATGGGGTGCGGCAACGTTGCACCACCACGTGTTGGGTTGAAACGTGAAGCGTACGTATAGCTTCTGGTTCCACATGGCGCACAAGGGGAAGTAGGGTCTGCGGAGCCGTTCGCTTCCAGAGCTGGCATGGGACTTGCGCCGACAAAAGAAGAACTCGAGCGGTATGATATAGTCGGTCACCACCTGTGAATTGATATTGGAGCTTCCGACCGCCTGGAACATACCCGTTTGCTCGTCCGCGTCCAAAAACAGCTGGTCACGCACAATATACCAGTCATCGTATAGCGTTTCTATGACCGTCTCGTTCACCAAAAGGTCCACCTGCTTTATCAAGGCGCGCCCAAGTTGAGGAGAGTACTGGTAACCTGCTCCGAGAGCCGGCATCGTCACCTTCAGGTACATGTTGGACAACAGGTGGCCGAGCTCGGTTGGAAGAAGCTCAATCTGGACCGTCTGATTCTGGTAATACGGATTGGCCGGCGGAAATGGCACGATCCGTTGATACATCACGGAGTTGGTGTGGCGCTTGAATGACGGATCCCATTGGGACTTTGTGAAATCCTCGGTCAGTGTGTATTTTTCTTGGGGCCCGATGGCGAAGAGCGAGAGCAACGAGCCTGTGCTGAACCCGAGCCCCTTCTGATCTTCATACGGACCCGTCTCGGGTGGCTGGCATTCAAAGCCGGTGTTGAGGTCCCGAAGAGGTGGAGGTGCCTCGGAGGTGGGCGCTATCATAGGGATCGCGGCGTCCCGCGCCTTGGCGTCGTCAACGAAGGTGTTGAACTTTCCAGCAACGAACTCGGACGTGTATCCAGGTTCCTGAGCTAGCGTTGATCCGCCTTTTACGTATACTGAAACGGTCGTGTTTTGAGGAATGCTCCCGTCTATTGGCGCAAAAATTGCAAACTGGTCTATGGGTGGCGGCTTCACCGTAACGGGTTTGGGTCCGCGGCGCTCGTCTCTGTCGCGGTCGTCGGGCCGTCCACCCCTCTCATTGTCCCGGTCCCGGTCCCGGTCGTCATCTCGCTCCGTGGGTCGGACTCTCACGCCTGAAATTTGCGGGCTTAAATCACTGAATGACACTACCCGAAGAGGTTGGGTGAAACCTGGAAGACCCGTGACCGTCCACCCCGGGCCGAAACCATCTATCGCGGGTTCCGAGAATACAAACGTCAATACGTTCTGAATCACGTCATAGTATCCGTATATAGCCCCCTGTCGTCTTATGGCTGCGTAGCTCATCTGTCCCGGTGGATAAAGAACCACACCGGTGGAATATTGATAAGGAGCTACACTTTGGTCAGTATCGGATTCAAGAGTGAAAGACCATATATACGACTCGGAGAAGGTTGGAGATAGGGACTTCACGGCCGACTCCATATTTAAATTTAAATTCACTCCCGTCACACGAAGCTGGCCTTTGAGTCCGGTCACTCCAGTGACGGTCCAGCCCGCACCCACCTGGTCTCGGGGCGTGGAGTTTGACGTCACATAGAACGTGACCTCCTTGGGTCCCGTCATGGTGTAAAAACCGTTGGCGTCCACGGGTCGGGGCGGCGGCTGGATGGCTGGAGCGGGCGAGGGCGCGGGGATGGGAATTGGGGGTGCGAACTTGGCACCGACTTGGGGCATGCGGAAAAGATTGAGCACATTATCAAAGGCCCGCTTGGCCATCTCTAGATTTCACTCAGGTTATTTTTCCACATTTGAACCACACTTGTGGCGCTCAGCTGTGCGTGCTCGCGCTTCCGAGCGCCACACAGGGCCTCAAGCTTCTGGACCTCCTCGCGAGTGTACTGGTACGTCTTGATGTCAAGGAGCTTCGGACGAATCTCCTCGGCGAACTTGTGCTTGACCATCTGCTTCTCAATTTCAGCCAACGGCACATTCATCACCTTGAACTCGCCTGAGATGACGCCCCTGATGAACCGCGCCTTCTCGTCCAGCCAGTGGATCTCGGTCGTCAGCTCCTTCAGTAGCCACGCCTTGCGCTTCTTGTAGAGTCCGAGCCGGACCTCGATGTAGTCCACTAGGATCTCTTCGGGACCGGCGTACTTCTTCACGGCGCCGTTAGGTCCAATCAGGTACATGTTGCTCGTATGGATCGTTTTGGTTAGGCCCAGATCGCTTAGGTCCCCTCCCCAAATTCTAAAGTCTGGGGCCGTCTCCGTAGAGTGATTCTCATACTTTTGGATGGTGCCCTTGTCGAGGAGGCTGTCTAGGTGCTCTTTGAAGTCCTGGATCCACTTGCCCGGCGGCAACTCTGTGATGTGGATTTGCGAGCCCTCCTTGGTGGCCAGACCCTCCATGACCCACGTGTGATCCTTGGTCTTGGTGATTTTACCTTTGAAACCCTTGTAGTGCGGAACCATCGGCACCATAGCCACCTGGTCCAGAGCGCACATGATGTTGTGCTTCACAATCTCCAAATCATATGGCGGGACGAAGCAGCTGAAGCCCGTGCCGATACCCTCGGCACCGTTCACCAAAATCATCGGCACGACCGGCACGTAGTGCTCGGGCTCCACCCGCTGACCATCGTCCATCACATATTTCAGAACAGAATTGTCGGTCGGGTCAAAGATCTTCTTGGTCAGGGGGCTCAGGCGCGTGAAGATGTAACGGGAGCTGGCCGCATCCTTGCCTCCGGCCAACCGAGTCCCAAACTGCCCAGAGGGTTCGAGGAGGTTGAGGTTGTTGGCTCCCACGAAATTTTGAGCCAAATTGATAATCGTCCCCTGGAGGCTGGCCTCGCCGTGATGGTAGGCTGTCTGCTCCGCCACATACCCAGCCAGCTGAGCAACCTTCATGTCCTGATTCAGGTTCTTCTTGAGGCACGCGTAAATCACCTTGCGCTGTGAGGGCTTGAGGCCGTCGGCGACGTGTGGGATGGAGCGCTTGATGTCTTCGGCACTAAAGTTGGCCAGGTCCAGATGCACAAAGTCCGAAACGGGCAGCGCCTTGATGTGCCCGTATGGCACGCCCGGAGGGTGATCCGCCATGTGCCGCGTCAGCCACTCCTTGCGGTCATCAGCCTGGGATTTAGCAAAAGCTAAATGCATCGACTCATTCATCTGCGGGTCGGCCCCAAACGCCACCGTCAGCTTGTCAATTTGTTTGAAATATTCCTTGGCTTCGGCGCTGGTGGAGGTGCCCAGACCCTTGTAGTACTTGATGCCGTTCGCGCCCGTCGTCACCTTGCCTTCGGCCACGGCGGCCCGGAACTCGTCCTCGGTGAAGTACCAAACCCGACCCGCCTTGATCACGGGCGTGACCATAGCCACCACGAATCCAAGGTTGATGAGCTGTGGCCAGTACACGTGGAACATGTTGAGGACCAGACCCTTGATGTGGGACCCGTCGAGATCAGCGTCCGTCATGATCATCAGCCGACCGTACCGCAATTCTCTCACTGAATTGTAAACCTTGCCATGCTGGAGCCCAAGGATCTTCTTCAGGTTGCTGAACTCCTCGTTTTCAGTCACTTGCTTTACAGAAGCATCCCGTACATTGCGCGGCTTGCCCCGGAGTGGAAACACGCCGAAAGCGTTGCGGCCTACAACGCTCAGACCGGCGATGGCCAGCGCCTTGGCCGAGTCTCCCTCGGTAATAATAAGCGTGCACTCGTGCGACCGATGAGTACCGGCCCAGTTGGCATCATCGAGCTTCGGAATGCCCGAAATGCGCGACTTTTTGGACCCGTCAGTCTTCTTGAGCTCTTTTTCGACCTGGGAAAGGCCCTTGGAGACGAGATCGTCGAGGACGCCCGACGCCAGGACGTCCTTGATGAATTTTGGTTTAAATTGAATGGCTTCGGTGATTTTTGACGTGCACTCCGCCTTGGTCTGACTCGAAAAGGTGGGGTTGACGATCACGGCCCGCACAAACACAAAGAGGCTCGACTTGATGTGGGCCGGCTTGAGCCCCACGAACCGCTTGTCGGCTGCGATCGCCTCTGTGAGCGCCTTGACGACCCGATCCACATGCGAGCCCCCCTTGGTCGTCGCAATTCCATTCACAAATGAAACTTGCTGGAAGGCCCCAGAGGTGGAGTGACCGACCGTGACGTCCAAATTTTCAGAATGAAATGTGGCCAAGGGCACGTCACCCATGTGCTGCTTCGCAAAGTCCTCGAGGCTGGGGGCTTTCAGGTGCTTGGAGTTGAACGTCACCTTGCACTTGGTGCACCACATGGCCGCGTCCCATGCGCGCTTCTCGGCCATGCGTTTGAAATCGCCCGGCCCCCCGAAACGTGGCCAATCCGGTACAAACCCGATCCGCACATAGGGCGGCTCGTCAGCCTTGGCGATTTCGGGTGGGCTCACCTTGCTCATATTGGCGGTCCATGTCTGTTTGTAGACCTTCTTCCCGTCACTGATGACGATCCAGAATTTTGATGAAAATACATTGGCCAACTTGGCCCCGTAGCCATTGCGTCCGCCCGTGACCCTCTGCTCGGTGTCGTCGTAATTGGAGCTGGTCAAAAGGTGCCCAAAGATGAGCTCGGGAATCCAGACCGCCTCCTTCTCGTGCTTTTTGATAGGGATTGAAACGCCCAGATTCTCCACCGAGACTGTCCCGTCCGCCGAGACGGCCACGTTGATACCCGTCACCTTCTTGGGGTGCATGGACCACTGGTCGATGGCGTTGACCAGAATTTCATCAAAAATCTTCACCAGTCCAGGTGAAACAGAAAGCTCAGTAAGCTCGAAATGGTCTCCGACGCGAACCCAGTACTTACCGGTTTCGGGGGGGAGGGACCCGACATAAGTGTCAGGTCGTTTGAGGATGTGCTCAACATGTGTGAGCTTTTCATATGTGGCCATTAGTTTGTTTGAACCCTAATTCTTTAGGTTCAGGAGTGCCGGGTACATTCCTCATTTTTTCATCACGATATACCACGTCACAGCGCCTATAACAACGGTCCAGCCCACTAGATGATCCACGCGATTCATGGTCTGAATCTGTTCGTCCGCCATCTTGTGAAACTCGTCTTTGTAGCCTTGAGGCTTGAAAGGAAGCCACATCATTCTACCGAATGGTACGATGGTCGGGTCGAGCTTGTCACGACACGCGTATGCGTAGTCGTACCAAGCCAGTGCGATATATGGGAACCACAGGAGGAAGGTCAGGACCCAAAGGCTCTTGTGGGGCGCGTACCAGTATCCAGCTGCCAGGAGCAGGGAGAACACGACGCATTTAAGGTTGAACGAGAACGGGCGTCCTGGAAAAATCCCACCGGCCATTCTTACTTCTATTTGCGATTAAAAATCATGAACGCGATAATCGCCAGCAAAATCATGATGATGATAATTTTCAAATCAAATTGAGGACGTTCAACGGGGGCCGGTCGACTGTCGGTCCAGATGGCCAGCGCCTCTTCGTAACCGATCACGGATTTTCCGATCCGCTCATTCACTAGGTTGTGAACGTCCACGGACCACTTGAAAATGATCTCCCGATCCTGCGTTTCTGGAACGGGGTACTCGTCAAGAACCTGGGTGAAATGTTCACGACAAGAAATACACGGCAACACGGACTTGTAACATTCAACAAATGTGCGAATCACCTGAGCGTCTGGGCATCCGAGAGCGGTCAGGTGGAGCGCACCCCAAAAATAGGGCCCCCATTTTTCGGGTTTCATTCTAATTTTTACTGAGAAATTTTTACATTACAATTCGCACCATGCCCCAAGTTCCTGGAACAATTTCAAACGAAATATTCTTTGCATTTGTAAAACTTTTCACTGCACCGAGAGGCTCGGAGTTGGGTATGCAATCATGGACTAGTATCACGCCTTTTGGCGCCATCTTGGGCCAAACGGCTTGGAGATCACCCAAACAACCTTCGAACGAATGGTCCCCGTCAACGAACGCCAAGTCTACACTTGCATCGTCGTGAATTCCAACGGTATAGACGGAGTTCCCACGAACAGGAATCACCCTATTTTGCATGCCATTATTTTTTACAGAATTATAAAATTCGTAAAAATAGTCCTTGACTTCCGGTGGTGGGCACCCTTTGAGCTCTGACCAATCTGTGACCCATATATCATGAGCCCATACAGTCGCATTGGAATGAAGAGCAACGAGTAGCGCCGAGCAACCTAAATATGATCCAGTCTCAATATATTTAGAATTTGAATTTAAATTTCTGTGTATAAATTAAGGGGTTTTGGGGTTTTGGGG